AGCATGGTTATTCTTTATCAATATATAAAACCAAATCCAAAATTCAAGGGTTTTCTCAAATTAGAGACCGAACCTTTTACTTCTTTTGGGAAGGCAATAGTGTTCCTTTATTTGAGTATATCCATAGACCATATATAAAGATTGAGGATTTGCTTAAATCTGTAGTTAATAAAGAAGGTGACCCAATGTCCGAGGTTTATAATAAGAAGAAGCCATCAGACGATCCTGTATATAAGTGGATACTAGAGCAGCATCAAATGACACATGCGGAATTTATTGAATATTGGCCTAAGGGAAACACTAACTTATACACCGTATTAGATAATATGGGAAGTACTAAGTTTGAAGCTTGGGATAAACTTATAGCAGATCTTGAAGGTACAGAAGATGATAAGAGTAAAAGGTGGCTTCGTGTGTTAAAACGAATGACCGAAAAAGAAAAGGCAGGTGGTGGTTGTATGCGTAGAACTATTACTCTACCTGTTGATTATATCGGTGCCTTTGTCGGTCATTTACCTGGGCAATTGACACACCCAGTAGAAGATAGGTTTTTAACTTATAGAGAAATGATGTCTATTATGTATTTACCTAAAGACTTTGAGATGATAAGTCCTAAAAAACAGGTTAACCATATATGTCAAAACGTACCTCTTAAAACTGCACAAGATATGATGGAACAGATACTTTTGCATTTTGATAATAAGCTTGATGTAATTGAAACCAAATACTTGTTACAAGATAATAAAGCAAAGAAATATGATTATGAAAAAAGTAGTTTACAATTAGATGAATTTATGATATAATATACATTATGACGATTGAAATAGAAACTTTTCCAGCATTTCCAGTAAATGTGCATAAGATTAATTTAAATTCATATCTTCCATTAGAAGAATATGCCAAAGAGTTATATAGAATAAGAGATGAAGATTTAGATAGGATTAATCAAACTAACGCAAAAGCTAGGTCTTTAAGATCAGGATATAGAGTAGAGCCGATTTTACATGCGAATAGTGTATTTGACAAATACCATGCGATACTTAATGATATATTAAAAAATGGGCTAAAACAAGTATATGAACCTAACGAAGATTTTATGAATTCATATCTGAAATTTACTTCATGGGGTAATATATCTCCGAAGTATGCATATAATGCGTGTCATCTCCATCCAGGGTGTGATTGGGCAGCTATATTATATGTTAAAAATTCTAAGTCTGCAAAGACCATATTTCATGATACAAGACCTTCTAACTGTACATATGATCTTTGGTATAATAATACAGAGTATTTTGCTAATGAAGTTTCATTTAAATGTAATGACGGAGAAATTATTATATTTCCATCGTATCTTAAGCATGAAGTAACACAAAATTTAACAAATGAAGATCGTATAACAATATCAACAAATATTTTAATTTATAAAAGCAAAGGAAGTAACAATGCCAAAAGTAGTACTAAATAAAAACAAATCGCGTAAGCCTATGCCATTCGACGTAGCATTGCGTAAATTCAATAAGCTTGTGGAAGAAGCAAATATTATGCAAGAGGTTCGTAAACGTGAATATTACATAAAGCCTACTGCACGACGCAAGCTTCAAAAGCAAGAAGCATTAAAAAGACAAAGTCGACTTAATGCCGAAAACCCAATGAATCAAAAACGAAACAGGAAATACTAATATGAGTATAATGGATAAACTTAAGAAGAACTCTAAGATTAAGGAAACACAAGTACTTAATAAGAGTATATTCTTTTCAGATAAGGATCAAGTACCTACACATGTACCAATGGTTAATGTTGCTCTATCAGGTGATACTGATGGTGGATTATCTTCAGGTCTTACTGTATTAGCAGGGCCATCAAAACATTTTAAAACTTCATTTGCCTTACTTATGGCTGGTGCGTATTTAAAGAAACATGAAGATGCGGTTTGTTTATTTTATGATTCAGAGTTTGGTTCACCACAATCATACTTTGAAACTTTCGGTATAGATACTAATAGGGTATTACATACACCTATTGTTGATGTTGAGAGACTTAAGTTTGATCTTGTTGGTCAACTAGAACAGATTGAGCGTAAAGATAAAGTAATTATTGTTATTGATTCAATCGGTAACCTTGCATCTAAGAAAGAACTCGAAGATGCATTAAATGAAAAATCAGTTGCTGATATGTCTCGTGCTAAAGCACTTAAAGGTTTATTCCGTATGGTAACACCATATCTTACGATGAAGAATATTCCATTACTTGCTGTTAACCATACATATCAAGAGATTGGTTTATTTCCTAAGGCAATTGTATCTGGTGGTACAGGTATTTATTATTCAGCGGATAATATTTGGATCTTAGGTCGTCGTCAAAATAAAACTGGTACGGAAGTAACTGGTTATGACTTTGTTATTAATGTGGAGAAATCAAGGTTTGTTAAAGAAAAGTCTAAGGTGCCTATTCAAGTTTCTTGGGACGGCGGTATTGAGTCTTACTCAGGTTTGCTTGATGTTGCTCTTGCTGGTGGTTACGTTGCTAAGCCTAGCAATGGTTGGTATTGCCGTGTTGATCGCAATACCGGTGAACTGGTGCAACCAAAGGTTAGGGAAAAGGATACATTAAAAGAAGAGTTTTGGGAACCCATTTTTAAAGATACCGACTTTAAAGATTTTATTATTAAAAAGTATCAAATTGGTGCATCTCAATTAGTTGAAAATGACAAAAATAATCCTTTACAAGGAGAGGAAAATGAGTTATAATAGTATATCCGAAAGTGATTATAAATTCGTTGAAAGTAATATATCCGAATTATATGGTATTAAGCTTATGTCTGGAGAATGGGAAGATGTAATTGTTACATATGGTAAAGTTACTATTAAAGAGAATACGGATTCTGGAATTGCCACATTAGCTTTTGAATATAACATTAATGATCCTGTAGGTTGGGGTTATGATGAACTTGAAAAGAGTGAAGACTTTAAAAACTATTTAGGTGATGTGTTATCACATATCATAAACAGTAAAGAGGAAACAAATGAAGACACGATTGATTCAAGCGTTAATTAAAAACGCTGAAGGTAATATTGCTAAACATAAGTTAAACGTTGAAGTGTTTTTTAATAATCCATCTGGTGTAGCTGAGCATTCAGACTATGTTGAAACGATTCAAAATGAGATCGATAAGATTTCTCATTATGAAGACCAGATCGAGACTATTAACAAACACTTTGGATGATAACTAATTGAAGAATGAAATCCCAACACATATACTAAACCACTTACTTAATAACGAAGACTTTTGTCGGAGGGTAGTACCATATCTTAAGAAAGAATATTTTGATAGTGAACATAAGATTGTATTTGATTTAATTACAGACTTTGTTCGCGATCATAATAAGTTACCTACAAGTAGAGTGTTGGAGATTGAAATCAAAAAGGTTTCAGCTCCAGATGAAACACTCACTCGAGCTTATGACTTGATTCAAGAAATCACAAACAAGTCTGATATCGATACAGAATATCTCATAACTGAATCAGAGAAATGGTGCCGTGATAAAGCAATCTATGGTGCCATCATGAACTCTATACAGATTATTGATGGCAAAAACCAAGAGATGACTGAAGGTGCAATCCCAGAGATTCTACAAGAAGCTCTTGGCGTATCCTTTGATCAAGCTATTGGTCATGACTATATTAATGATGCTGATTCACGTTATGAGTTTTATAATAACGAAGAAGAAAAGATACCATTTGATCTTGATATATTCAATAAGATGACGAAGGGTGGTCTACCAAACAAAACACTGAATATCGCTTTGGCTGGTACAGGTGTTGGTAAATCATTATTCATGTGTCATATGAGTTCAGCTGCTTTAAGTGAAGGCAAGAACGTATTATATATTACAATGGAAATGGCAGAGGAACGTATTGCAGAACGTATCGATGCCAATCTAATGGATATTCCTATTCAACAGTTAACTGAATTACCTAAGAATGTATTTGATGAAAAGATCAAAAAGATTGCAAAGGGTTCTATCGGTAAACTGATCGTTAAACAATATCCCACAGGTGCTGCACACGTTGGTCACTTTAGAGCTCTACTTAATGAGTTAAAGCTTAAAAAGAACTTTACACCTGATATGATATTCGTCGATTATCTCAATATATGTTCATCCTCAAGAGTTAAGAATACTTCAGCAAACAGCTATACGATTATCAAATCAATTGCGGAAGAGTTACGTGGCCTTGCAGTAGAGTTTGATGTACCTATTATGAGTGCAACTCAAACAACAAGATCAGGCTTTGGTAATACTGATGTTGGTCTTGAAGATACATCCGAATCATTTGGTTTGCCGGCAACGGCTGATCTTATGTTTGCTCTTATTTCAACAGAAGAGCTTGAAGAACTTAATCAGATCATGGTGAAACAATTAAAGAATCGCTATAATGATCCGACTAAGTATAAACGTTTTGTGATTGGTATTGATCGAGCTAAGATGAAGCTATATGATGTAGAAGATTCAGCTCAAGATAATATCATGCAGGACATGGCAATTCCAGACAAGCCAATAAATAGTTTTGGAAACAATGAAAATAAAGACTTTAGTGGCTTTAAAATATAGAGGTTAAAAATGAAAAGAGATTATCTTAAATGGGCTGCATATGTTTCGTTATGGGTATCATCAGTAGCGTTTACATATTTATTATTAGTAGGATTACTTGTACAAAATGCAAATGCTGGACCATATGCTAAATATAAACATACAATAAACTATACGAATAAAAACAAAGAAGATAGCGTAGAGCAAATTCGTTTCGGCTATGAGACTGAAGGAAACTTTTATATCGAAGGTGGTGTGATTACAAATCATCTTGATAAAGGTGTCGGTGCTGAAATTGGATATACTTACGAACTAGTTGATGGGTTTAACTTTGATCTTAATTGGGAAGGTACTAAACGTGACAACTATAATGATGTGATTGATGAGAATGGCGCAGTTACAAACGTAGGTAGTAATAAAACTTTCCATCAATTGGAATTAGAATTTAAATATAACTTTTAGGAGAAAAATATGGATTGGTTAAAAGAAAGAGCAAAAGAACGTTCGTCACTTGACGGTGTAGCAATGGTAGCAGCTTGTGGTGCTGTTATTTTATTTGGTGACTTGGCACAACTCTTTGCGATGGCGGGTGTTGTATATGGTCTTTGCACTATCGTTAAAGGCGAGGGTTAGTGACAAATTATATCAAATACGATATAAGTAATCAATACTTTCCAGATCCAATTTTAGAGCACTTAACTGAATTGGAACTAGCATTAAAAAAATTTGCAACAAAAGAAGTATATGACGATTACGAAAAAGATGTTGAGATAGGAGATGAAAACCCATATTCGTTTTGGTCTCCTAACTCAAGACATGCCCTTATACCAGATAGCGAATTAATGAATTTAGCTATTCCAATAAAAAGATGTTTCCCTAGTTTACTATTTAGATGGAGTGGTAATTTTGTATATGGACCAGGAGACATGCAAAGTGAACACACTAACGCAAATGATTCAACAAATACCATGTATATAACATATGCAACAGGTAAATCAAAATTTTCATATAGGCATTCAATTGATAAAGAATTTATTGACACATATGATGTTGTTGATGGTATCACTTTAAGATCATTTAAAACAGGAACAGATCCATACGTGTTTCATAAAGTTAGCTGTGAATCTGGGTATAGAGTATCAATTGGAATTAGGTATATTAGGGAGGAAGAATGGAAGAAGAACCAGATTGGATCTTAATGGCTTTAATGATAGTAGTTGGTTATATTATAATCACACATGTTATATAACTTTTAGTTATATTCAATATAACAAAATATTCTAAAAATAATGCACAAAATGGTTTACATTACTCATTAGCTATGATATAATTATATTCTAAATTAATGAAACAGGACTTATATTATGAAAAAATCAATTCTGAATGCAATCAACAATATTAAAACTCTTGATGAAA